AATAAATAAAACATTTTGGTATATAGTAAAATATAATTATATAATATCAACAAGTATGAAAACACAAGAATTAAAAGAGATAATCAGATCAGTAGTAAAGGAAGAACTTCAAAAGTCTCTTCCAACTCTTATTCCTAATATTTTGAGTGAAATATTAACTGGTCAAAGTAAACCAACGGTCAGTGAAAACTTTGAAAAACCAAAAGTTTCACAAAAACCATCTGAAACTGTACAACCAGCAAAGAAAACATTTAAAAAATACACAAATAATGATGCTTTAAATGCTGTCTTGAATGAAACTGTAGGTGGAGTTCCAAGAGAAGGTGCTTATGTGGGACTCATGGGCGCATTACAAAGTGAAGCTTCTAGTGGTATTAATATTAATGAATCAGTACAAATGCCACAACAAATCACACCAGTTAATGAAGAACAATCCAAAGTACTTAATGTCATTAATAGAGACTTTAGAAAATTAATGAAAGCAGTTGATAAGAAAAAGTCAGCAGGAATTGGTGGTGGTCTAGTATCAATGTCATAATATGAATCCAATTGGTTTAACATTACCTTTAAGATCTGGCATAAATGGATATTTTGAGCAGTCATATGACACTCTTACTCAAATTAAGGCCAATATAACTAATTTTCTTAGCACCAGACCTGGTGAAAGAAGATTTAACCCTCAATTTGGTACAAAATTGTATCAATATTTGTTTGACCAAAACATTGAAGGGTTTGATGAGATTTTAAAGAATGTTATCAAAGAAGATATAAATTATTGGTTTCCAAATGTAATTGTAAATACTGTATTTTTAGACATTACAACCGCTCAAAAAAACAAGAACACTGATAATTATATAATAAACCTAAAAATACAATTTACGGTAAACAATCAAACTGATGTACTTGGCTTAACTGTAACAAGCAATTTATAATAATATGGCAGAAACACTACCAAAATCATTTCAACCTCTTAATAAAGATATTAAATATCTTAACAGAGATTTTGCGTCATTTAAAGCTGGTTTGATTGAGTTTTCAAAGAACTATTTTCCTAAAACTTACAAAGATTTTAGTGAAAGTTCTCCAGGCACAATGTTTATTGAACAAGCTGCATATGTAGGTGATGTATTATCATATTACATTGATTATCAGTTCAAAGAATCGTTGATGCCATACTCAGAAGAACGTAAAAATGTACTTGCGTTGGCTAAATATCTTGGATACAAGACCACTCCAACTAAATCATCTATAACTGAGATTGAACTGTTTCAATTGATACCATCAAAGGTTGATTCTGATGGAAATTATGTACCCGATGAAAAATACTGTTTGTCAATTAAAGAAAATATGGAGTTGTTAAATAACTCTGATCAAAATTTTATTATAAGTGAACCAGTTGATTTTTCAGTTGACACTAGATTTTCTCCAAGAGAAGTAAGTGTATATTCAAGAGACTCATTAGGAGTACCACAATTTTTCTTGTTGAGAAAAACTGCTAAAGCTTTTGCTGGTAAAATTGTTACTAAAAATTTCACCGTTGGCACAGCTACTCCATATTATAAAATTGCGTTAGAAGAAAAAAATGTAGTCAACATAATTTCAGTTGTGGATGAAGATAACAATAAATGGTATGAAGCTGACTATTTGGCACAAGATGTAATTTTTACTGATGTAGACAACTCACAAGTTACAGATGAAAACTTCTATATTTACAAATCAGAAGTTTCAAAAATTATAAAATCATTGAAGACTTCAAGAAAGTATATAACTAGTGTTACTGCGGACAATACAACTTACTTGGAATTTGGTCCTGGTTTAGACAATTATTCAGATGAAATAGTATATCCAAATGCATCTATTGTTGGTATTGGACTGTCAAATATAAGAAATACAGACATTTCTTTGGACGGAAGTAATTTTTTAAAAACAAATACATTTGGTGCAGCTCCAGCAAATACAGTGTTAACTATCAATTATATAATTGGTGGCGGATCACTTTCAAATTGTAACGCAAATGAAATTACCAGACTCAGTTCATATGAACTATTGAATGATGCAACTTCTTTAAATCCAGAAGAACAAACATTATTTAATACAGTACAACAAACTTTAAGAGTAAATAATTATAGTGCCGCAGTAGGTGGTGCAGATGAAGAATCTGTAGATCAAATTAAGCAAAATGCTGTTTTGAATTTCACTTCTCAAAATAGATCTGTGACTAAAGATGATTATTTGATTAGAACTTACGCAATGCCACCAAAATACGGATCAGTTGCTAAAGCTTATATAACATCTGATACAGATTTGGTGTTGAATCTAAAAAATGATGTATCTGGATTTGTTGATTATAATAACAATACTACCGACACAAATAATTCAGTAGATAACTATTTTAGAAAAATCAATTATGATGTAACCAATCCATTTTCAGTTAATTTGTATGTGCTTGGATATAATGAAAATAAAAATCTAACACAAATTAATGAAGCTTTATTTTATAACATAAAAGAGTATTTGAAAAAGTATAGACTTTTAACTGACGGTGTGAATATTATTGACGGATATATTATTAATATTGGTGTAAATTTTAAAATTTTAACATACAACAATTATAACAAAAAAGAAGTGTTAAATAATTGTATTACTAAAGTAAAAGACTTTTTTAACATTGACAAATGGAGTTTTTCACAACCAATCAATTTGAGTCAATTGGAACTAGAAATTGCAAGAGTAGAAGGTGTACAATCTTTAACAAATGTTGAAATTGTAAACTTAACTGCTAAAGATGGTAACTATTCACCACATGAATATGATATTTTATCCGCAACAAAAAACAAAATAATATATCCATCATTAGATCCATGCGTTTTTGAAGTCAAATACCCTGACATAGATATCAAAGGAAACGTAGTATAATATGCATACATTTTTATATCCACAAAAAGATACATACATAACCAATGAAGTTGGATACGCCGACAAAAACTTTGGTATTGATGAAATTTTGGAGTTAAAGGCACATCCAACAACAACTACTACTATAGTACAATATTCATCATCTTCAATTAGTCAATCTGCGGATTATAGTAGAATTTTAATTAAATTTGATGTTACTGAAATTTCTAAATCCCTCTCAAATGGTTCAATAACCAGTGATGTTACGTTTAAATTAAAACTAAAAACTACCCAAGCCAGTGAATTACCTGTTAATTATACAGTTTACGGATACCCTATCAGTCAAAGTTGGAATATGGGAATTGGTAGATATTCCACAGGAGGTGATTTAGTTGGCACAAGTTGGAATTATACTAATTATGCAAATGGTAGCGGATCTTTTTGGTATGTTAGTGGATCAACAATCACAACAGGTACATCTGCATCTATAAGTCAAGGTGGTACATGGTATAATTCGGTTCCATCAACTTATCAATATAAGTCCTCATCATTTTGTACATCATCATTTAGTGGAAGCTCACTCATATGTTCACAATCATATGATTATACAACATCTGATATCAATATGGATATTACTAGTATTGTTAAAGGATGGATTTGTGGATGTGTACCAAATGAAGGTATAATTTTAGTAAGTTCATTAGAATCTAGTACAGTAGATGGAGTTGATAGTACAGTTAAATTCTTTAGTAAAGAAACAAATACAATTTATCAACCTTATATTGATATTTCTTGGAATGATAGTGTGTACACAACAGGAAGTATGGTTCCTTTAACTGGAATTATACCATATACAGTTGTAATACAAAATCTATCAAAAGAATATAAGTTTGGAAACATTCCAAGAATTAATGTATTTGCTAGAGAAAAATATCCATTGAAGAATTTTATAAAGGGATATCAACAAATTAGTTATTTGAGCTCAAGTTTGTTGCCATCTGCATCTTATTATTGTATCAAAGATAATGAAAGTGAAAACATCGTAGTTGATTTTGATGAAAATACAAAACTAAGTTCTGACGGTAATATTCATTACTTTAAAATAGACACAACTGGTTTACCTGTTGAAAGATTTTATAGAATTTTAATTAAAACAACATTTAATAATCAAACTGATATATTTGATAATGGTAATATATTTAAAATAACAAGATAATTATGTCATACCAAAAAGAAATTGAGGATTATGTTAACAATGGCACCTATGATTATAAAGTTGATTCTTTTGGAAACTTTACAATTGATGCCAACAATCCTAGTTTTAATTCTGAGTATATTTCTTTTACATTGAATGATTTTGTTTATGATTCTAAAAAAAT